TTTCAAGCCCCAGCGCGTGTAATCATAGCAGCTCTTTTTCTCTGCGCTGTCTGCTGTCAGTCGTTCGCCGTCGCGTTGGAGAATGCCGCGCTCTTTCAATAGTGCAAAGGTATCCTCGTTGTTCATGCGACGGCGCGTCAGCTCGTCAAAGACGTACAGCGTTCGGTGCGCATGGTCGTAATAGCAGGAGTTAAACGCCCACGGGTCTGGGTAGAAGCCCCAGTCCACGCCGTGATATATGCGGTCGAAACTTTCTATCTGCTCGTCCGATATGCGCTCGGCGCGGATGTTGGTGAATATCTCCTTGCCACAGCCCGTTACCTCGCCAAGGTATTCATGCGCGTATGCGGTCGGGTTGGTGTCCCGCAACTGCTCTGCGCGGAGAATAAAGGCGTCTCCCAGCCAGTCTTTGGGCGTTGTGCGATAATCCGTATGCTGGACAAGCCGCATGGGAGCGGTTTCTATGGCATATTGATTCGCCCAGTTGCGCGGAGACATTGGCGGGTTGAAGCTCTTGAACACAAAGGAAAAGGAGCCGCCGCGCAAGCACGACTGCTCCACATTGCGTATTTCCTCCGGCCCTGCGTATTGGTCGAGCTCCTCAAACCAGAGGATACCGATATATCCGAACGGCAGTTTGATAGATTTCAGCTTGCCGGGGTCGTCCAAGCCGAAGAATAAAATCTTTTGCCCTGTCTGACGGTTGGTTATCTCCATCGGGTTTGTGGTGCATTTCCACTCTCCCGGTTCCAGTTCGTTAATCGCCCACTGCATCTGCGCATACACGCTGTTGCGAAGGGTATTGCCAACCTTGCGGATACAGACCGCGTGGCATTCCGGATGCTTCTTCATCAACGCCCAGATAAACAGGCTGATTGCGGAGGACTTCGCGCCGCCGCGCCCGCCCTTTTCCACAATCTCGTTGTATTCGCCGTTGAGAACGGCCCGCAGCGTGGTGAGGAACGGTGGGGCAAGCAGCTCGTATATCTGCGCCCAGCCCGCGCTTGCGCCCCCATCCTGCGCGTCGTGCGCCGCTTCTTCGGGCCTGTCGCCGATTATCTGCATGATTTTCAGTAAATCATCGGTGCTGCCCTTTTTTATCGACCGCATCAAGGTGGATGCTACGAGGAAGTCCACATACAGTGGTTTCCTTGGCACGGGCATTCCGCTCTTTTCGATAACCGCCAGTTGCTTAGGGTCTTTTACTGGCATGTACAACAGATTTTTTGTCGTTGCAGCGATACCTGCTCTCTCGCGCCGCACCTGCCCGGATTTGACCCCGCCGTTGTGCCCTCTTTTTCGTGCTTCTTCCGTGGTTTGGATACGGTTGGAGAGCACATTTTCTTCATTATGCACTCTCCGTCCTCCCGTTCTGTTGTCATATTATGTGGCCTCCGTTGCGAGTGCCCGCGCCACTATCTTAGTCAAGCCTTTCATTGCAGCGTCCACAGAGCCGCTTTTTATCTGCCCTGCGAGGGTTTTCAACTGCTGCCGGGTCATGTACTCTTTGTATTTGCGAAGCGTCTTATACGCCTGCCTTGCGTCCTTATCCATAGCGCACCTCACTCGTCTACCAGCTCATAGCCGCCCGGTGCGATTTCAACCTGTTTTGCGTTCCCTTTGAGGAATACCAGGGCAGATTGCTTCACATCGCCCAGCGCCCGCGTCTGGTGGAAGTTGTCGAGCAGTTCATCAAAGCCCTGCATGGTTCCATCCTCGCGGAGGAATACAAGGGCTTTCTGGTGTACATTCACGAGCTTCTGGCCCGCGTTGAACTGCCTGCGTGCCCGAAGTACAGCCGTGGAGTATGGCGTGATGAATACGCACTCGTTGTAGTAGTGTGCGCCCGCCTTTTCCAGCGTTTCCACCGTGTCACCAATAAAGTTCCGGTAATAGCCGCTCTTGTCGCGCACCTCGCCGACTACGACGACGATAAAGGCGTTGGGTTTGAGCATCCGCACCGCCTTGTTGAAAATCGTTTGATATGCCGCAAGAAAATCCTCATAGGACATGTTAGAAATGTCGTGCGGGTCGTCGGAATACACTTCCAAATCCGCGTATGGGGGACAGGTCAGCAGGAAATCAAAATCGCGCCGCTCTATCAGCTCGTCGATGTTTGCGCTGTCACCAATCGACCAAATAGGCATTTTAACGGGATTGCCAAATACATCCTTGCCACCCTGCATGATAGCCGCGTTCTCGCGGTTTGCTGCAATCTGCTTCTCGGACAGGTCGTTGCCGTAATACTCGCGCCCAAGGGCTGCGGATACCATGCCTCGCACGGAGCCGCCCGCGAACGGGTCAAGGATTGTGCCGCCAACCGGGCAGAACCAGTTTATCATGCACTCGCAAAGCACCGGGTCGAAGATAGACGTGCCTGTCAGATTCACGTCCATGGCAACGGCGAGGTCTTTCAGACTGCCTCTAAGCAGTTCTTCATCACGGCCCTTGCCGCTGTCAACGATGCTCTTCCAGATTTTCTTTCGCGCCTGCCAGTCGCCGCTGCGTCCGTCAAGGACTGAAAAAGGCGGCATAACGAACTCTTTGGAAAGAGAACCGGATACCGCGTCGCTGTATTTGTCTTGCAGGGCTTCTTCCTTGGTCTGCTCAATGCCCCAATCGAGGTCAAGGTCTCCGAAATCGAGACCGTCCAGCTCGTCTGTCAACAGGTCAATATCCCACTCGCTCTCGTTGAGCTTGTTGTCCGCAAGCCGCAGGGCCTTTACTTCATCCTCGGTCAACGTCTCGGCTGCGACACAGGGGACTGTTTTCAAATGCAGCTTTTTCGCCGCTTCATAACGGCAGTGGCCGATGATGATTTCACCGTTGCGGTCAATCACAAGCGGCTGGACAAAGCCATACTGCTTTATGCTGACGGCTACATTATCAATCTGTTTCTTGTCATGCCGTTTCGCGTTGTTATAGTATGGCGTTATCTCTGACAGCGGGATTTCCCTGATTTCCATTTCTTTTGCCTCCGAAGCCCATAAAAATAAAGTGCCGAGGTCGCTCGGCACTTTTTCTATTCTCTATCCTATCAGAACAAACCGAACACGTCAATAGCTATCGCATAACTTTCCTTGCCAAAGTGCGCATTTTGCCATACAAAACATACTTTTCTTTGTGCAATAAGCATCTTGCTTAACTTACTAAACTATGCTATAATACACTCACAACAAGGGCAAAGCCCGAAGATACAGGAGGACACCACAATGACGAACTTAAAGCAAGTGATATTTTTCAGATGCAAAGCCGAATTCGATTACTACATCAGCATGAAGGACGATAGCACCTGCACCGAGGAAGAGAAGGAACAGCAGCAGGCAAGATTCATGAGCGTGATGCAAATCATTGAGGAAGCAGAGCTTTACGATGAATACCGTGCTTGGGTTGAAGCTAACCCGGAAGCGTAAAAATTAAAATAGGCTGGGCTAACGGCGAGACGGGCTTACGATGAAAGGGGATTTCACAATGTACGCTGACAAATATTATGTTATCACCAACGGAACCACGGAAGCTACTGCAACGAACAAAGAGCGTGCGGGGGAAATATTTGAAGATTACTGCTGCGCGTATGAATTCGTTGAAATGCTCTTTGGAAATCAGGCAAGCGGCTTTCAATCCATCGCACAGAGCTGGTAAACGCCATATAACGCGAAAAAAGACCGAGGCGCAAGCCCCGGCCCTTTTTATTTTCGTTTTAGGTAGTTGTACAGTTTCATGCGGCAGGCTTCCGGCGTTGTGCCGTCACCGAGGGCCTTTGCGCAGTCTGCCCAAGTACCGTCCTCGCAGTATTTGACGCTTATAATCACGCGCAGCTCTGCGTCCGGCATGGCTTCAATCCACTTTGTGACTTCGGGCATCTGCTCTCGGTACAGCGCGTTAGCTTGTTCCTGCTGGCGTATCAGTTCGCGCAGCTCTCGGCGCTCTGGCGTATTGACGGGACGCCCGCGCACCGTTGCATGGCAGATAACCGTTGCCTCGCCCGCGTCCGTGCTGCTCTGCACCGTTTCCTGCACCTCGTCGGGCAGTTCATCCAGCAGGGTGCGGAGCCGTTCTATGCGCCTTTCTCGCGCGGCTATATCAGCGGGCAGATGCAGCAGGCTTTTCAGCAGTTTCTTGTCCATCTTGCCTCCCTTGGTCTATATCGCATCCCAGCTCTTTCAGCTTGAATTTAATTTCATCAACGCACTTGTTGCCTATGTATTTGATTGAGCGCAGCCAAAATTCCCCGCCGATTTTGTATTTGCTTATCAAATCATCGACCGTGAAAACTCCGGCCCGCATCAAACAATTGTATGTCTTAACAGATAAGCCCAGCTCTGAAAGCGCCGACGGTTCCGGCTTTTTCTCTGCTTCTTTCGGGAAAGGCTCCATCTTTAGCGCAGCCGCGATTTCCTCTTCGGCAGCATCAAGGCATCTTTTTTCGCAGTCTAAATAGCCAATTTCGTTTGACGCTCTGGCAAATGCAATAAGAAGCTCTGCGCGTTGTTTTCTCCATTCAAACTCTGTCATTTGATTTTTCCCCCGTTTCTAACAAATTCTTCCCATCGCTTTTGTTCGGCTTCTTCCTCGGCCCTACTCGCCCGCCCTGCCGCCTTGCACAGCGCCATTGTCAGCGTCGCTGCGGCCAGCGCAAGAATCGTTGCCAGAATCGCCATATACTGCCTCCTTTGCCTTTTTCAGCTTGTGAAAATACATCCGCTCTAAGCGTTCATCGTTGCGCTCGTTCCAGCGGGTTTCCAGCCATCCGTTATTTCTGCCGTTCATGTTGCCTCCTTGCTCAGCAGCATAGAGCGCAGCGATAGAATAAGCTCGTGATTATCCGCTTTCTCCATATGCTCGTAGAAGTACCCAACCGCATACAAAACCGCCGTGCGGAATCTTTCATCTGCTGTCAGGTTTTCCCTCAAAATATCCGCGCATAAATGTTCGGCGCTGCTTATAAAAATTTCGAGAATAGAATCGTAACAGTTAGAATCTATCCGAAGGTAGGTCTTTGCATCTTCCAATGTCACAATCATGTGATGCCCTCCTTTTTCGCCTTGTACTCCGCCACCATGTCCTGCGCCTTTTTCAGCGCGTGAGCTTCGTCGGGAGCAGTGAGATAAACACGATAGACGCATTCACCGGACCTTTGGGTTTCAATTACTTTTTCCTTAAACTCACCGTAAAGGTTAGGCCCAGCTTCTGGCCGTTGATTTTTGCAAATCCAAACAGTCCACCAGAGTTTTTCAACCGAGAAATCGTCCTCGTCGTATTCTTCAACGTATCCGTGGTAAAAGTCCGCTATCCTTTCTGCCCTCTTTTTATCGCGTTGCAAAGTGATAATACTATAGCAGGAATAGCAGCCCTCGGTCACTGCATACAGTTTCATGCTATCACCCCATCAAATACAGCCAGCAGAATTTTGTAATCGCTGCGGGCACGGCAATCAGGGCAAGCAGCCAGAAAATGACTATCAAAAACCCTGCAACCATACCGGCATAATAATAAAAATTATGCTTTTTCATCGTCAACCTCCCTGTTCATCAGGCAGCAAATCCGCTGCTGGCACTTCCAGCGCCCGCGCAATATCGCAGAGCGTTTCCACAGTGCAGCGGTTTCGGCCTGTCTCATAGCTTGATATGGCTATCTGGCATAGATGCACACGCTCGGCAAGCTCCCTTTGCAGCAGGCCAGCGTTTACACGCGCCCGCCTTATCTTTTGCCCTGTTGTCATATTCCATCCCCCCATGCAAGTTTTGTCATAATTTTGCCGTATTCATACGGCTTAAGGCCGTATTTTGGTGCAAGGGCCAGTACATCATCAATACTCGTCTTTGCGTGCTGCGTACACCGGAAGCGCTGCCCATCCGACCGATTGTGCGTTTTTGGTTCTCGTCGGTGTTTCCGGTTGCAGGCATCACAATAGCGTCTGTGGCCGTTTGGTTTTAGCTCATATTCAAACGGCTTTCCGCAGTCCTCGCATATCATTTCAGCCATCATCTTCTTTTTTTGAGTTCCTTTCTCTCCGCAATGCGGATTATTTTTGACTTGTTCCCAGCAGCCACGCCGTTAAAGCTCTGCAACCATTTGATTTTTGCCTTGCGCTTTTCGCACTCGGCTTTGTATCTTTCGCAGCTGCTCCAACAGCACGGTTTCCGGTCTGGGCAATCTTTACACATGAATTTCATTCACTTCGATGCCGTATTTTTCCAGCATCAATTTTCTTTTGAGTACAAACAGGTCGTAGGTAGCGCCCGCTGTGTGGCCCTTTACGTCCTCTACAACGGGTTTTCCGTTGCGATTATATACGAAGTCGGCCACATAGTATGCGGCGCGTTCCAGCCGCCCGTCTGCCCGTCTGTGCGCGTCTGTGAGCTTGTATCGCACTTGCCGCTGCAAATCGCTGATTTCGCCGCGCTCCTGCATCGCACTCAGTACCAGATACCGCCTTAGCTCGGCCTTACTGTCAAAGCTCTCGCTGCGGTATCGGCACTTTTGCGCGTGCAGTTTATTTGACGGCCTGCGATTAACCCTTATCATGATTCACGGGGATGTCCTCCTTCAGTCTTTCCAGCCAGCGCGCTGTCTTTTCGTTCATAACTCTTTCAATGTTATCGGCGTTAATTCTGCCATCCGCATAGACCAAAACGGCAGTGCAAAGCTGCACATCCGCAATTTCTTCTTCAAGGTTTGCAACGGCATCCTCAATGCTAATGGGTGTCGGGTTTCCTGTGCCCATAGCCCTGCGCAGCTTTAGCGCAGCCTGCGACAGCTCGCAAGCTTCCTCGGCAAGCTGTGCAAGACACTCAGTTTCCGGCACTGTTTCAGCCGTGCGGATAATGCCCTGCATAAAATCGCTGTTTGCAGGCGCTTCACGCAGCCGCGCGTTCTCATCGTTGCACACGGTTTCACGGTAGCCTTTGCGCTCTATTTTGCCTGTCAACTCGGACAGCGGGCAACCGATAGCATTTGCATACTTTTCAACAGTGCTGCTCCAAGCTCTTGCTTTGCGCTCTTGCTGACATACGGCCTTAACGGTTACTCCAAGCCTCTCAGCCACCTGTGCCTGCGTCAGCCCTCTGGCCTTACGCGCTGCCCGGATGTTATCTCCGATTTTCATTTGATTTCCTCCCACTTGAATCTTCCGTGGCCCGCGTTGCGCCATTGCCCGATACCGCGCAGCTCTCCATAATCTAAGCATTCACGCACAGCCTTTTCGAGTGACGGTGAGATACAAGTGATTTCAAATTCAATTTGGGTGGTCTTGTGCGCTTCTTCACTTTTTGCAATGCTCACGCGCTCACCCTGCGCTGTCTGCGCACGCAACGGACGTTCGCACGTTCCCAGCTCGTCGGGCATTTGCAGGGGAATAATATCAGGCGAAACGAAAATCAAACCGTCAACCGCTTTTTTGTAGGCTTTCAACCCTGCGCACGCCTTGCCGCCCGGATAACCATCCTTGCCCGCTTTAGAGAGCATGGACATTGCATCTTTGAGAAATCCCTTGATGTGGTATGCGAGGATATACGGTGCGCCGTCCTCGGTTTTCTCAAAAATCGTCATGCCGTCCTCTGTAACAGCATCCACGCCGCGCCGTGCAACCTCTTCCTCCCGCGTTTCCGCGTCTGGAGCTTTGCTGGCAATGTAATCGCGCAGCAGCTCTTTCTTGCCCGGACGCCCGCCCAGAATCGAATCTGTGAATGTTAATTTGACCCTCATATTCTCTTACCTCCGTAATATTGTTTCGTTGTGTGTTCAAAAGCACTTCGTGTCCTTTGCTGTGCCGGAGTATAACTCCATCCCATGCCTTTGCGTTTCAGCGCTTTGCCGTTCGATTCCTTGCCCCTCGTTGCCATAGCTTTGCGATGCACAGCGATGCCTTTGCCGGGCATTGCGATTCCTCGCATCGCCTTTGCCTTGCCAATCTTCGCCTTGCCGCTGCCATTCAAGTCTATGCTACGCCGCTGCGTCTCAAACCTACGCCACGCCATGCCTTGCCGTCGCAATGCATCACATTACTTTGCCTTCGCGTTTCTCTTCGGAGCGGTGCCATGCCATTGCTTTGCATTGCCATTCCTCGCCTCGGCGTTGCAACGCATCACTTCGCCTTTGCTGAGCAAATCTACGCAATGCTGTGCTTTTCCTCAGCATCTTCTCAGCTCGTATGCGGTTATATCACTCCTCTGTTATGCAGAGCGTGATTGTGCCGCTGCCTATCCGGCGCAGAATATCATCAATGGTCGGTTCGCTCTCGCTCCTGCCGACCTGCCGCAGCAGTTGGCTATGCTGCCACTCGTCCATGCCGTTGCGCCCAAAGTCTATTAGACGGTCAGGAGAGCCAGCGAACGCCCGCGCGTCAGGGGAGAGGCCGTTGTACAGCTCCCGCAGCTCTTCCGTGCCGTCACTGTATAGGGGCCTGTCCTGCTTATCGTCCCAGCCAACGAGGGCCGGGTAACGCCGCCACTGTGCGTACTTGTCCGCTTGCTTCGCGGCCTGTCCAAGCTCCTGCCAGACCGCTTCCGGGTTCTTGTGCTGCGCAAATGGCCGCTTAATGTCGGCAATCGTCGGCGGATTGCTCTCCCGCCCAATATAGTCCGACAAGACCTGCTGCGCCTTGTCATAGGGGATGTCGGAGAGTTGGTCGGCCCAGAGCTTCATAGCAGCTTCCATCTTGTCTTTCTCTCGCTGATACGCATAAAACGATGGGTATGCGGCTTTGATAACGGCCATAAGCTCCACCGTTTCGTTAAGTGTCATTCTATCTCGCTCCAATCTGCATAAATTGTGCTATCCTGCGTGGTTTCTTGGCTGTTCGACTGGCTGTTCAGCTCTCTGGCATAGTCCAAGAACGATTTTTCTTTTGGCTTTTGCTTTGGCGCATCCCTGTTTCGTCGCATCCAGTTACGCGCAGAGGCTTTCCAGTCTTTCATTGGATTTCGGCCCACTATCCAGCCTTTTGACTGGTAGAAGTCCACAAAGGCCCGTGCTTCGTCCGCTGTGCTGCCCTGCTCTTGGAAAAAAGCGATTGCAAGGGCATCAGTCGGTGGAACAAACTTCTCTCGGCGCGGCTTGTCCGCGCTATATATATTATTTACTGTTTGATGTTTAGTGTTAGATGTTTGATGTTTGATGTTAGATGTTAGTATTCCGTTGGTAGGCGTGTCGCTTTCGGATGGTTTACCACTGGTAGGCGTGTCGTAACGCTTCCGTATGTTGGCAAGGTTCCTCTGGCAAATCGCGTCATATTTTTGACGGCTTGCGTCGAGGTCAAATTTTATTTTTTCCCAAATTATCGCGGTCAAGCCACCCAAATCGTCAGGTTCAACGCCAAGAATAAAATACTTGGAGCACGCCTTAATCAACTGTCCTGCTACCGCATCATCCATCATTGCAAGCATTGCAGCCGTTTCACGGTATATCATGAACCCAGGCTGCGTCTTTTTTCCGTCTCCCATTTTGTGAGTCCTTTACTGCTAAAACGGAATATCATCCGCATCCTCCGCGATAAAATCATCATCGCCCTGCTTCGGGGGCATTGCAGCAAGGCTGTTGTTGTACTCGCTGTTGCTGCCCTCGGCCTGCTTCGCGCCCGCAAAGTTGACATTGTATGCGACGATATCAATCTGCGTGCGCTTGTTGCCCTGCTTGTCCTGCCACTCGTGGCTTTGCAGCCTGCCGTCAATGGCAATCAAGCTGCCCTTGGAAAAATAGCGGCAGATGAATTCTGCGGCCTTGCCGTATGCGGTCACGCCGAAGAAGTCTGCGGGGTATTTGCCCTCAGCGTTGCGAAAATTGCTCTCGCAGGCGATTTTGAAATTGCAGACATGCTTCCCGCCGGTGGTCTGTTTCAGCTCCGGGTCGTATACCAAGCGGCCCATGATTGCAACGACATTAAGCATTAGAAGCTCCTTTCTTCGCGGCCTTGCGCTTCGCCGCGCATTCAGCGCATACACGCTTGCCATACGATTTCAGCCCCATCCCTGCGACCTGCGCGGGAGTCAGCGTTACTTGCTGCCCGTCCTTGCTGGTGTAGGTGTATGGTGCAATGGGTTTTCGGCAGTCCTCGCATACAATCACGTCATTGGCGGCTACGGTGGCCTGTGCGGGGTTTTCTGTCTGCGGTTGGACAGCTTGCCGTTTCGCGGTTCGCGGGCTTGTAGGGGCTTTTGTGCCGTTCTCAGCGCGTAATTGTGCTATAGGCTTTGCCGCCCGCCACTCGAACACAGGCAATCCCATGTCAGAGAAGATACACAAGGCTGTAATCTTGCCGTTTTCCACTTCCATCCTTGAAACCTCAAATCTGGTATTGCAGCGAAAAACAGGCTTGCCGTACTTGTCTGTTTTTTCGGTGTCCACCATCTTGATTTTTTCGGCCGGCACCCAGATAAACGGCGCTGTGTACAGCTCCCGGCCAAAGCCCCAGTTGGAGCAGGCCCGCTTGAAGCTGTCGGAACAGAGGCCCTTTTCGGCCTCCGTGTTGCTCTCGGTGCCACAGTCCTCCTTGCTCACCCACTGCTCTTTTTCGTAATCCCAAATGCTCACTGTGCAGTTGGCGTTGTCGCGGCTGTGTTCGCGCTTCCAGTTGAGAGGCCCTACGACCTCGTCCAGCATCCGCATATCGCAGCGCGCGTTCTTGTAGAGCAGCAGGGATACCCCTTTAGCGGTGCATTGCTGCACACGGCACTCTACATCCGCAGCAGACAGCGGGGGGATGTTAAGCTGCATCGACTTTTGATAATCCATCGTCTTTACCTCCGTAAGGGTCATATTCGCCATTCTCCCAGTCCTCAGGCAGAGGAACCGGAGTCATATCGTCCAATTCATCCAGCCAGTCCATCTTGCTTTTCCTCCGTCAGCCACATTGCGGCAACCGTTTCAACAGTGTTTTCCAGCTCGTCCAAGCGCCGCAAAATCTCCGTGTAATGCTCCGGCACCAGCGGACTGATTTTGACCGCGCCCACCGTATAGCCGGAAGAATAGAAATCGCGCTGCAAAACCTTGGCTGCTGCGAAAAAGTGCTCCCGGCGTTCTTCCAGATACTTGCTGCTGAACCAAATGGTTTTGACCGGCTGGCCGCGTTTGAACTCCACGCCGTCAATCATGGACATAATGGATTCCAAATCATCGCGGCAACTCTTTATCCAGTACCGGACATGCAGCAAATCGCGGTCAAGGAACAAGATATGCTTTCGCACATAATCATCCGCTTCAGCCGGGTTGCGTGGGCCTGAAATGACCCGTTCGGGATGCTCCATGCACATAAGTGAACCGCAAACGTCACCCACACGGGCATTCAGTTGTTCGGCAGCAGTAAAGAAGCAGCGCTGCTTTTCTTCAAAGGCGAGAAGCTGTTCCCGCCCGTGGCAATCTTGTACCATCATGCGCCTTTCCTCCTTTCGCGCTCCACCATACGGTGAATGGCCGCTCGTGTTCTCGCCTCGCGTTCAAGTGCATCCGCTGTGATTTCGAGGCTGTCAGCCAGATAGTTGGCGAAAAGGGCCGCTGCAGTCAGCGCGATAATGATTGCGATATGCGCCAAGCCGCTTGTCGGTTCTAACACGCTTATTTTGTCCACATAAATCGCGCGGTAAAGCGTGTATAAATCCGCAACCATTGCGCCAACGGTTGCAAAATGCAGGATGTTCGCCGTCCGATAGTACCATTCAATCTTTTTCTTTCGCATATCGTCCATTCCTTTCATATCGGGCCGGGGTCTGCCCGGTGTTTTACTGCTGTGCGTCTTGCTCTTGTCCTGCGCTGCGGGTTGTGCAGATGGGCGTTTTCGTACTCCATTATGCTGTGCCACGGTACAAGTCTTGTCCGTTTGTCAACATGTACCAGCGGCCCAAACTCGCCCGCCGCCATCTTCTGGCGCACGCTTGCGGGTGTTACGCCCCAGCGTTCGGCAATATCCGACGCGCTCCATAGCTCCTTTGGCGGGGATTGCATCCGTTCGGCCACCCTGTCTGCCAGCGCATCAAGCACCGGGCCAAGAATGGCTTCAAAATTCTCGTCCATAATCAATCATCCTTTTCTTTGAGCTGCTCGACGGTGCATCCGTAAACATCTGCTGCCTTGGCGAGGTTGCTCCGCTGCGGGAAGTCGCTGCCCTTTTCCCATTGGATGATGGTGACAGGGTTAACTCCAATGCGCTTTGCGGCCTCTCGCTGCGTAAGTTCCGCCGCAAGTCTGGCGCGACGGAATGCGTTCGCTTTGAAAATTGGCATATAGTCCTCCTTTTCTTTGCTTTTTCCCTTGACAGCCTTAGAAAAGTGAGTTACTATCTATGTAGGGTAACTTACAAGTCAAAGGCTGCCAGGTTGCTTGCGGCAGGTATTGTAAGTTGGGCCTTGCTGCCTGTCGCAAGTATATTTTACCCCGCATAAGTAAGGTTTGCAAGGCTTTTCTGCAAATTTTATTTTATTTGTAAGTTTGCCCAAAAGAAGCATAGTTAATTTGGCAATTTTGGCAAATCGTTAAACAGAAAGGATAGCAAACTATGTTTTGGGACAACTACCTTGCGCTCTGCATAAATGAGGGTTCGACCCCCACGGCAGTAGGACGCGAAGTCTGCGGCATAACTTCCGCAACTGTCAGTTTGTGGAAGAAGCACAGGACAGACGACCCGCCACGAGTACCGAGGGACACAATTCTCGTGCAGCTTGCAAACCATTTTGGCGTTACCCCTGAATGGCTGGTGGCAGACCATTCGACCGACGGGGAGCTTGACAGGCTCGTGTCGCGCAACGAGGGAGACGCGAGTGCTATACCAGACGCGGAAGAGCCGCCAGTAGATGCACCGGAGACGACCCCAGAGCAAGAGCCGAAGCCGGAGCAAAAAGAAAGCCCCGCCAAAACTGGCGGGGACAAGGCGGGGATTCCTTTAATACGATACTGTCAGCTCTCCGACGACAACCGAGCTGCGGTCAACGTCATGATTGACACGCTCCTTCGGTTGCAGAATCAGACTGGCACTGCTTCCGCAGCAAATCCGCAATGAAATCGTTGATTTTCGCCTGATTCTCCGGTGTTAACTGCTTGTACTGCGCGTTCGCTTCCTCGTAGTCCATATGGCCCTCCCTCTGATGCTCTGTTGTGTCTTCATCTTCATTATACAACTTTTTGTTGCCGCAGTCTGCCTAAACCATCCACAATTTTTTGTGTATTGGATAGGCAGACTGCCTAAACGACGCGGAGTTGCAGGTAGAGCAAGACGCGGTTCTGCTCAGGCAGGGGGAGCGCGGCGAAGTTGGCGAGGGTTTGGCTCATAAGGTAAGTAAAGCGGGCCTGCATCTCTGACGGCAGGCCGGAGCGGAAGTCTGAGATTTCGTCGAGAAGGATATCTGTTGTAATGTTGTCCATGGGTTTGCCTCCTTTGCGCCAGTATACAGGGCCAAGAGTGCAAAGAGTGGCGAAACATGGAAATAATAAAAGGGGATTATATTATGAGAAAAGAAATGCGTATTTTCGTCATATCTGCGGCAATGGCGATTGCCCTATCTGGATGTTCAAATGAATATGTAGCAAATACCGGTTCTTCACACATCAGTTCTGGCAGTAATACCGGCGCAACGATACAAGGTTCAAGTTCTTCCGTGGACAAGCCTGCTGAAAGTTCGTCTCCCGCTTCTTCTGTGATTACAAAACCGGAGGAATCAGCATCAAGCAACGCACAAACGGATACAAGCGGCGTAAGCATCGACAAAACGAACTTCCCGGACTACTATTTCAGAAGCTTTGTTTCCGAGAAAGATAAAGACAACGATGGTGTTCTTAGCAAGGAAGAAATAGAGAGCGTTACATTTATAGGTATTGCCGATTCTAAAGCAAAATCGTTGGATGGTATACAATATTTTACAAGTTTAAAGAGCCTTTATTGGGTTTCTGGTGAAATCACGAGCTTTGACGCTTCCGTTTTGCCAAATCTTAAGGAATTAAATGTCAACGAAAACAAACTGACAAGCCTAAACGTATCTCAAAGTACAAAGCTGACGCTTCTTGATTGCAGCGACAACGAGTTAACCATGCTCGATGTATCAAAGAACACAGCGCTTTTGGAGCTTATCTGCGATGGCAACAATTTGACGAGCATAGATGTATCCAAGAACGTGGCTTTGCAAAAATTGACTTGTGGCAAAAACAAAATCACAACGCTTGATTTGTCAAATAACGTAAATCTTAAATTGTTGAGCATTACGAACAATCCGACAATTCAATCTCTGGATATATCAAACAACAGTAAGCTTTCGTATCTTTGGTGCGGAGGTGATGCACTGTCCGAGCTTGACGTTACAAAAAATCCAAATCTTGTATATATATATTGCCAGAACAATAACCTGACTTCTTTGGATTTGAGCAAGAATCCCTGGCTTGATGTTATTTATTGCGAAAACAACAATTTAACAGAGCTGGACGTATCAAATAACACAAATCTGACAATTCTTTCGTGCGACGAGAGCGTAAAGACAAACTGCCCGAACACTGTAAAAAGGCCCAATCTTCCAAATAGAGACTATTCGTCTACAAGGCCGCAATCTTCCGAATAAAAGCCATCCATATCAAGAATAAAAAATCTCCCGCCGCGCTATGGGCACGGCAGGAGAGGTCAGAGTGGGGTCGCTCGCCCTTGTGGGGTCATCGCATACCTACCAATGCGATTATAACCCCTGCTTGATATATCGGCAAGGGGGATTTATGGCAAAACTGAAAAGACGCGCTGACGGTCGGTATCAGCGCAAGCTAACGCTCTCCGACGGCAGCATCAAGTTCGTGTACGGCAAGACGCTGGCAGAGTTAAACGCCGCAGAGGATGAAGTCCGCGCTTTGGATGATAAGGGTATGAACGTCAACGACCATACCCTTGTAGGCGAGTGGGCTAAAATCTGGCTCGATACCTATAAGATAAAGCTCCGTGCGTCCACGGTCAAAATGTACAGGCAGTGCTACAATCTCCATATAATGCCTATCATCGGTTCCATGGAGCTGCGAAACGTGAAACCTGTTCATGTTCGCCGCGTCATGGCTGAAATTGCGGATACCAGCGATAGCTTGCAACACAAGGTACTTCTAACCATGCGCCAGCTCTTCGCGACTGCGCGGCAGAACAACCTCATTGTCGGAGACCCAACCGAGGGGGTCAAAACAACGCCGCACGCGAAGCCGGAGAAGAAGAAAGCCCTCACCCGCGAGGAAGCACAAGAGCTGATGCAGGCGGTCACAGAGCCGCGTGCGCGGGCCTTTTGCGGTCTATGCCTCTACTGCGGTCTGCGCCGCGAGGAAGCACTCGGCCTGCAATGGTCTGACATTGACAGCGACCGCCTCACGGTCAACAGAGCCATGACTTTTCCAAGCAACCAACCCGACCCGGTACAGGAGTTGAAAACCAACGCCGCACACCGTGTTATCCCTATCCCTGCCCCTCTCCGTGAGGTTCTGGAGGCCACGCCCCATGTCAGCAAGTACGTTATCACCGCTATTGACGGCAGCGACATGACGAAATCGGGCTTTCGGAGGCTTTGGGACACGCATATTGCCCACGCAGTGCCTTTTTACGTCCACCCCCATATGCTGCGCCACACATACGCGACAAGCCTTTATCGTGCAGGGGTAGACCTCCGCACGGCGCAAAAGCTTCTGGGGCACAGCTCCATCCACATGACCGCCAACATCTACACGCACCTCGAAGCGGAAGACGCCATGCAGGCCGCAGAACAAATCAACGACTACTGGGCCTGACTACTTTTGACTACCTTTTGACTACCTCGCCCAACAGCACGCACATGACCCTCTTTCGGAACCAAGCGAGGCAACGATTATTATTTTCGTAAAAATAGCGGGTTGCGAAAGCCAAGAATGACTTTTAATCAGAGGGCCAGGGATTCGAGTTCCCTCGAGCGCACCAAGAAAAACCGCTTGCCACCGAAGTCTTTTCGGTCGGCAGGCGGTTTTCTCTTTGCCCCGAACGGGGTTTTGACTACTTTTTGACTACTTTTGCCCGAAAAAGCCATCAAAATCAGCCTCGGATTTTCCGCAAGACTGCCGTGTACTCTTTCGGGTACAGAGCGCGGATTGCGTCCATGTGTTCGTCAAGCACATCAAGAAGCGTCTCGAAATCGGCTTCTCGCGCCGCCCGCGTGAACTCGCTGTCGGGAGCGGACGCATACGAATACGATGGGGGTTGCCTCTGCACGGGCACTTCCTCGCTGTTGAGGTTGTCGCGGGCAATGCAGAGCAGAGCATACTTTTCCACATTGCTCCACGTTGTGCTTCCCCGTTTAAGAGACGTAATGTTGGCCTCGATTTCGTTCTTGTCCACCGGGCACACCTCACAGTCAGCCTTTCCGCATAGCCTCAATCAAGCGGTGGATGCAATCACGGTCGTGCGTGTCCTCCGTTTCGTCGGCAAGGCGTTCCAGCTTCTCGGTGAGGGTATCTCCGCCGGAGCGGCTGTAATGCCCGCGCACATAATGACGGCTGCGGTTGGAATAGCCGCCGCGCCCATACGTCCCGCGCATATCGGCCTGCCACTCACCGTCTGAACGGCTGTAACCTCCATCCTCGCACATCTCGATTTTGTCAATGTTCTTGACCGTATGGGTCAGCTTATCCACGGTGTCGAGGTCTCCCGCGCTCAGTTCGCCCTTATCGGCGATTTCTTCAATCTCGCTGCACAGCATATCGCGCAGCTTTTCAAGTGCTTTCATGCTCATAGTAATGCTCCTTTCACGCCACGCGCTCGACCGTGAGGTTGGCGTTGCTGATGTTGACGGCCTGCGTGCTGGTGTTCTCGACCGCAACGGTCACACAGCAGCCACGCGGCACAGCGATAAACGCGGAAACGTACACATTGCCGTAATCCCCCACTGCTGCGGGGGTGAAAATGGCAGTCGATGCAGTGAGCGGCTCTCCATTGACGGCAAGGGCCACGGAGATAGCTCCAACCGCTCCACCAGTGGGTATCGCAATATTTGCACCAAAGCCCACCTTAAAGAGCGCCCTGCACTGGTTTGTCAGACCGCGCAGCGTCACAATGCCCGCGCCCTCACGATGCACGATGCAGGAGCCACCCGAAACCGCCGTTTCTGTCAAAGGCACGTTCTGGCCCGCTGCGACGTTCTGCACAGCGGCACTTGTATATTCAGCCATATAATCAATCCTTTCAAAAGCAAACGGTGGGACTACTGCCCCACCGTCTTGTTGTAGTATCGGCTGGGCCGACCATTTTGCCGACATCGGCAAAAAGCTGGATATTCGGTTTTAGGCCACAGCGCCGCAGCCGGTGCAGCCGCCGTATACCGTCCCGCCCCACGGATTGCAAGTGGTGTAGCTCGGAACCGGAGACGGACGCAGCGTGTTCACGAGATAGTTGTTCTGCGCCTGCTGGCTTGCCTGCAACTGCAAACCGAAAATCTGCTGATTCTGGGCTTGAATCTGTGCATCCTTGGCCGCAAGCTCCTGAGAGGTCAGCTTGTCGAGGATAGCGCGAGTGCCCGCGTTCTGGGCCTCGATGATGTCCCTCGTGTTGGTCTGGTTGTTGTAGTTCGTCTGGCAGAATCCGGTATTGACGGCGTTTGTAATGCCGTTGGCCTGCGTTGCCATGTTGTAATTAACATCGGCAATCGCTGCCTTGTTATCGCAGCAGCACTGCGCAATCTGGGTTTGCAGCGCGTTCGCATTCTGCATCGCCGTGATGTTGTTCGCGTTCATCTGGGAGACGAGCGCAGCCTGCTGGTTGGCGCGGGAAAGCTCCGCGTTTGCAAAGCCGTTGGACATGTTTTGATTGACGCTCGCAAAGCCGTTAGAAAGGTTCTGGTTGACATTGCCGAAGCCAGTCAGCATCGTGCTGTTCTGCGCATAGAAGCCATCGCAGAGGCCCGTGTTAATAGCGTCCCCTTTGCGCTCCAAGGACTGCGCGGAGCTGTCGATTTGGCGCTGCAAGGTGGCGAAATCGGAGGCAAGCACATAATTGTCCGCTGCGCCCTGCGCTGCGCCATTATTGCCCCAGCCGTTGTTGCCCCAGCCGCAGAAAACGAACAAAAAGAGGATGATAATCCACCAAGCGCCGTCACCGCCGAAGCCCCAGCCGTTCCCGTTGCCGTTCCCGCTCATATTCGCGGGCTGGACTGGCATCATGAGATTAGTATCTGTAGAGAGAGACATAGTAAAGCTCCTTTCGGATTTGTGATTTATAACAAAATTCCGGCCAGAAATTTGTTTACTTTATAAACTGTTGGAGCTGCCGCGCCATACTTTGGAGCTGGTTTAGCTGGCTCTGGCTCATGCGGCCCGACTGCAAGAGCTTTTGCACTTCCTGTTTTGGGTCTCCTTGAAAGGTAGAGCGGAACTGGTTAAACTGCTGCAAAACATTTTGCAGATTGCCAAGCGGCCCCTGCATCTGGTTCCCGCCCAAGGCATTAAACAAGGGATTGCTCATTGTTCACGGCCTCCTTTGCTTGTGCGCCCGCCAGTGCGTCAAATCGAGCCGCCAGCGCGTCAAATTCTTTGCGTGTGACAAACTCCCCGTTGGGCTGCGTGGCCCCGGAAAGTGGCGTTTTTGCCGCCGTGGTGACTTCCTTGTACTCAAACACGCGCAATGGCTGCGGCATACCGCTACCATCGGTCGTTTTGATATAAAACCGCTCCGCTTCGCTGTCCATCAGCAGGACAGAGTTCCCAGCGGCAACAAGGTAGGCGCGGGCCGCGTCCATCCCCTGCGTCCAAATGATGTTGTTTGACGGCGCAGTTGTGGTTGCCTGTTGCGCCTGCATCTGCGGCTGCGCTGCTGCGGGCTGCATCACAGGCTGATAATACGGTTGCGGCTGGTAGCCCGCATAATAGTTTGGATACGCTGCCATTATTCGCCCTCCCGAACAAAGTAGTAAATGGGATGCTCGTCACCGCTATCCCATGTGTCATACCAGTTGCCGTTTTGACCGGACACGACATGTCCGGTGGTAACTACCACATAGAGGCCGCGCGGATACTCCGCGAAAAAGTCCGCGACTGTATAACAAGCCGGACAATCGGCCTGCACCATGCGTCGGGTAAAGCCATGCTTGCGCAGCACCTCGCCCCACACGGCATTGCTTGACGGCAAATCGCCCTGCGCATACCCCTCTGCACACAGCTCCGCATAGGCCCGTGCCCAGCTCACACCGAGGGCCTTTGCCACTGCCCGCACAGCGCAATCGCCCACACGGGTTGCCGCTGTCGGGTTAGGGTTGTATCGCACCCACATAGCACCGCCCCCTCTGATACCATGATAGAGCACGCGGCCCTCTGGCGGGGGTGTATGCGGGCAGCAATGCGATTTTTACGGGCAAATAAAAAAAGCCCCAACCGCCGAGATTTTCCCGGTAGTTGGGGCTTTGAAAGGAATGGTATGGCAACAAAAAAGGCCGTGGCACTTTCCGTTTTGGAAGTAACCACGGCCTTGCTATTTGGTATTCAGTTTAGGTTCAATTTGGGTTTTCAGCCGCCGTCCTACAACAGAGCGGTCAAGATGCACCGCAGCGGCAATATCTGCAAGCGGGAGCTGGTCGATATACCGCAACCGCGCAATCGTGCTGTTTACGCGGCCAAGATTTGCACATCTGATAATTTTTTCAACGTCCTTTGCGGGCAGGCCGTCCAGCGCTGCGGGTATGCACAAGCGCGTCCAGCCGCCCGAAATGGGCGTTTTTATCATTTGTGCTCCTTACTTTGCCGCTTCTTCCAGCTCGTTCTTCATGGCGCTCACAGCGTCCTCAATCATGCTATCCAGCTTTTCACGGGTGATGATACCATCGGGCAGGAGTTCGTAAAACCACGAGATAACTTTCTCTTTACGCTCTGCGCCCGCCTTGGTTCCGGTGATGATGATTTCTGCCAGCTTGACAAGCAGCAGGAGAACGGATGCAATCGTTTGGACATTCATAATGTGTTCCTTTCCGGGCAATGCCCGCTTGTGGGGATTGTTTGGTGCAACGTGGTGCATCATGGTGCATCATAAAATTATTCCTGCGAAATTTGCATTTTTACCGCAAAAATCGCAAGAATAATTCTAAAACCAGTGTTTATTTTTGAATAAGGTACTTTTCCAGCGCTTCTTTTGCCTGCTTGCACTTGTCCACATTGTTATCATCTATCGCGTGGGAGAGAAGTGCAAGCATACCCTCTTGGATAACGCGGTTTCCGTCCTCCAAGCGGTCAAGGCGGGCCTTGTCCTTACCAAACAGCTCACCGTGCCGAATGACAGCCTGCTCCACTGTGATAAGCCGCTTATCGATGTCGGCAAGTTTTTCATTCTGCTGTCCGTCGGGAGAAGCCTTGCGCCATTTGCGGATAACGTCAAGTCCCTTATCAATGGAAACGACTGCGACGAACACGGCCATAATCCACCCCCAGACCTGAGAGAGTGTGACGTTTGCAAAAAAATTCTGCATCGGTATCACCCCTTTACCTTGGGAGTGGTCAGGCCCGCGCGCTTGATAATAGAGGGATAGTCCTTATAAACGTGGTTCATGTCCACATTGCCCTTGATGCCGTCAACCGTGCCCGTTGACGTATATTGCCACATACCGTGCGCAGGGCTATCCGGTCGCTTCGAGCGGTAGGCCGCAAGCCAGAGGTCGTATTTGGCAAGCCTCTCCATGTCCAGCTCTGTTTGCTGATACGACAGGTATGTGTACACCATGGCATACAGGCCCCAGCCCTCGATGGTGGTTGCGGCCAGCTCCACAAGGTCGGTCAGGTATGCGCGGGTCAGCGGTTTCAGCTTGTTTTCCTCCACGTCCACGACACAGGGCAAATCCAGCTCCTTGCCCTCGATAGCCTCCCAGAGCTTTGCCAGCTCTGCCGTTGCCGTGCTGACACTCTGCGCATAGGTGTAGTAGTACACGCCCACGGGCAGGCCGGCCTCCTTTGCAGCCCAGTAGTTGCGCTCAAAGGTGGGGTCAATGTAGATGCCGCCATAGCTTTTGTTGGTGGATACCGCTTTCAGCATCACGCCGCCGATACCAGCGGCCTTGACCTTGGCGAAGTCCACAGTGCCTTGATAACGGGAAACGTCAATATAATCTTGCATGAAATCACCTCATTTTCACATCATTTATAAAACCAGCCGTTTACTTTGCGTGCCCGTCTGTTGTCCGCGATGCACGGTTCACGCTGTCAGCCAGTCCGCATTTCCTCACGGCCAGTTTTAACTTAGGTAGCCGGTCGCACCCCGCAAATCAACAGGGCTTGCTTTTCGGTGATTTTGCCTGCGTCGGCATATGCCCAAACCTGCGCGGCAGTAATGCGTCCCATCTTGTACATATTACGGATAAAGAGATACATACCCTTACACCTCCATTAGCATTGTTTCAATAGCAGAAATGCGCTCCTCTAACGTAGGGGTCTGCTCTGCGCCCGTCCACGCTGCTGCGTATTCCCACCAATTGTCAAACTCGTTTGCCACGCTGTCAGCGGTAACATCTGTGCGGTCTGCTTCCAGTTGACAGTAGGCAGTTGTGCAGTCGTATGTAGTGCCGCCCGTTTCGCCGTCCGGTGCGTCAGAGGTCTTTTTGGTAATTTCCTTGCGCAGCCAGAGGCATTTTGTGCCGTTAGGCATGGTTTCAAGCGTTACTGCCTGCGGGGAGTGGTCGAGATTTTCTGATGTAATCATTTATAGCCCTCGCTTTCTTTTGGTCTGCGGCTTTGATTGCTGATTTAGCAGCCGCAAAGAGCTTCTGCGTGTTCAGCAATTCTTTTATGCCGCGCGATTTTGTGTTTTTGAGCCAACCATTATAGCTAACAAGGCGATATGCACGCCATAGCGGGATAATACCGTGCTCTGCTACATTGGCCGCTGCTCTAAGGTATTGCCGTCGCACGCGCTTAAAGATACGAGCGCGAATAGTGGTATAAGTACGATGTATCTTATACCCTGCCATATCAAGACACGGGCAACCTTTCGCCGCGCCTTTGAGGGGTCTGCGCTGCCGTTCCTCGCGTGCTGTCAGGAAATGGATTTGTTCCCAGTCAGGTTTGATAATCAGCCCAAACTTGTTCTTTATCCATTTTGTGATTTGCCTTGTCGCTGATAGCAGGTCGGCCAGTCTCGTACCGAGAAAAACCATATCGTCCATATAGGTAGCAGCGCGTGTTACCAGCTTGCGCGTCTCCCCACGTCTTGCTTTAACGTAGCACAGCACTTGTGCCAGCGTGTAGCTTGCAACGAGATTAAACAACCAGCTTTCGAGGTAGCCGCCAATCAGCAAGCCGCCGTCTGTTGACATATCCAGCAAACAGGATATAACCGCCAGCAGCCACGCTGCACCGGGGATTTCTCGCCGCAGGATTTTCATAACAACAGCCTTTTTCGTGGACGGGTAGGCTTTATATACGTCTACCTTTACGCCGTGCCGGATACCGAGGCTTGTTTTCCGCAGCCAATGCTCCACTTGCTTTTTCAGCGCAACTTGCCCTCTGCCGGGGATTGATGCAAATTGATAAGGGAGCAATTTCGCTTTTAAGAGAGGCCGCAAGCCCAGAACGGCCAAATGGCCGAAACATTGGTGCATCGGGCAACAGTCAGACAACATTCGTTTTTTCATGCTTATGCCGTCAACGCGCGGGAATACGCGCACGGGGTCAAGGTCTAAATCCTCTGCCTCGCCTGTCAATAAATCCTCAACGCGCTGCTCCATTTCGTAGGCAATGCCATCTGTGATTTCCAGCCTTGCGCTCCAATCTTGGTTTTGGGCGGACTTCTGTAACTCTGCACGGGTAACACCTCCGTATTTAGTGGCTAAGACAAGATACTCTTTCCTAAACCACTTATCATCAAATGCTTCAAGAGCGGCCCGTGCACATAATTCATGTGTAAGAGGTTCGTATCGCTTGGTGTGCATGGACTACCTAAAAGCCTCCTAAAAATACTTGCTGATGCACAAGGGCTTTCGGTTGCCGTTCCAAGCCTTAAATCAGACAGAGCGGATTTCTACTACTAACCCCCAGCCGAGCCTAAAGCGTCGGCGCTGCCGTCACCGTTTTGCCGTATCAACTCGCACAAAACAGCTACAATGCAGTATCGGTATTAACATGATTTTAGCGGTCAAAGCCGCTGACGTAATATGACGCTTATACCTCTTGTGAGGCGAATAATGCTCATCAGTATGCCGGGGAACGCCGAGAAAGTACGAGGTGCCGGGGGCATTGTGGCCATTGCAGCAGCCAACGCCGCAATGACCGCCATCAGACAAGAGGCCAAAGCGCCACGGGGAGCGCAGCCCAGGGCCGCTCGCGGAATAGAAAGCGTCCAATCGCCGCCATATTACCCCAATAAAGAATTTTTATAAAAACGCTTTAATATCTAAAGGGGAGGTATCCCCTCTCCGCTTACGCGGATTCACCCCTCTTTTTACCCGCTCCGGCAAGCCGGGGAACGCCGTGAAAGTACGAGGTGCCGGGGGCAAGGGGGCCAGAGCAGCAGCCAACGCCGCAAGGGCCGCCATGAGACAAGAGGCCAAAGCGCCACGGGGAGCGCAGCCCAGGGCCGCTCGAGGAATAGAAAGCGTCTCTTTGATAAGTAGCAGAACTGCCGCCCCACTCGATAGGTAAGACAGCCTCTTTTACCAATGCTCCCAAACGTTTAATGTAATGCCAAGTATGCGTTAGAGCGTCCGGCAGAACGATTTCGCCGTTTGCTACATAATTAGACGTGATAGACGTGGCCTGATTTACGCTATCCCGACAGGAATAAATTGCATAGTGGTACTTCTCATCGGTAACGCTAACATTCCACAACGGGTCGAGCTGTTCTGTAAACGAGCCAATTTCCATCTCAATGCCCGCCACGCGGTATGGGTATTTACCGTTTGTCAGCGACGTTATGGAGCCGTCACAGTGACGTTGCAAAGCTTCCGTTGTGCCGGACGGCCAAGGCATAGTAGACACGAGCATTGTTGTGGTGGTAGTTATGGTGCTATCAAGGTCAAGAGTGAGCGCTGTGTACTCTGTGCTGTCAACTGTAACAACCTCTTTAGATATAACCTTTGCCCATTGGGTAATATCATGGTTATAGCTTTGATTTCGGTCTGTATTCGTGTTGCTGCCTTTTTCGCCAAGGCAAACGCCAGAGCCAACAAGGATATTAGCCGCTTGTGCCGCCGTCAGCAGTACGCGCTTAACGTCGCTTTCTGCCGCCGCCAAAGTATACTGACAATTGTAACTATTACAGCCCTCTGCCTTGCCGGAGTTTGAGAGTGTCCAGTGCCGCAGCCGCCATTGGCTGATAATATATTGTGCGTCGCAGTCGGTGTACTCACCCTCATAAGCAGAAGTAATGCGCACCATGGGCAGGGCCGCGCTTGCGCTTACCCAAGGCATAGGGGGCAGGCCAGCGCCGGAGGTGATGCCGCCAGCAGACGTTTTGCCACCATAGAACGCGGCGTGCCATGTCAACCAGCGACGCGCCCCGGTCGGGTCTATGCCCTCTGCCAGCGGTTTATACTTGCCGCCCTCGCTCATGCGATAGCTCTCATAGTAGTAGCTGCTATCCTCCCACTCAGCCATGCAGTAGGCCACTGCAAAGCAGTAGACAGGTGCGGTTGCGCCGGAAAGGTCAAAATCAGCCTCGCCCTCGACTGCCAGCACGTTCATTGTTCCATCAGAGAGGCTCAAAGCATTTGCGCGGACATACCATGTAAACGGGTCGTTCTCAGCCCAATCCTCCACGGTATCGCTTGCATCTGTCACAAGCGGCGCAGCCTCGCGCCCATCGGCCAAATCGTCAAGAGGTGTACCGTTATAATCGCTCGAAACAGAGGGCAAATAGTAGCGCAGCGTATAGGTCTTATCCTTTGCATAAGTGGCAAGCATCTTCGCAAAACGCACAAGACGGTCATACTTTGTGACATTATCGCCAGCAGACAGCGGCCACCAAGAGTAAAATACGGTGGTGGTATTAGTGCCGTCCAGCAGGGATTGAAACGTAGCGTCCACAAAATCAGCGCCCGCGTTGCCGGATGCAATAGCGGCAAGCAGGTTGTTTTGCTTTTCCATCAATTCGCGGTAGGTTTCATCAAGAATAATCGGTTTTGTGATTTCGGTTGCCATAAGTTACCTCCTATTTGGTTTGATATACGATACACAGCTTGCCATCGACTACTGCAAGGCCCGGATTCGCCCAAAAGACCGCCTGACCCGCTGCCGTCTGAGCCGCTGTTGCGCTGTTTGCCGCGCTCGTTGCGCTGCTGCTTGCGCTGCTGGCGCTAATAGCGGCATTGCGCTCGCTTGCCGCCGCAAGGGTCGCTTTGCCTGCCGCTGTGTTTGCTGCGGTCTGCGCATTGCTTGCGGCTGTTTGCGCAGCGCTCTTGCTCGCCTCCGCACCGGTTGCGCTCGTCTGAGCCGCCGTTTCGGACGCAGCCGCAGCAGCCGCGCTTGCTGCCGCTTGGTCTGCAAACTCGCCAATGCCGTAGATATAGGATTCGTCCTTGATATCGTCATTCTGCATTGGGTTCTCGTGGCAGCACACCTTAAAAAGCGGCGTTTGCACAATCTTGCCCGCAGAATCAAGGATTTCAAAGCAGCCCGTACAAATACCCGCGTTTGTGCCGCACTGCTCGCTCATGGGGTAGCTGATAACGTTTCCGCTAAAGGTAGCAGCCTCATTTACCACGGTGCCGGAGGGCTTTTTATACCTCACTTTTACCGTGCTCCCGCTCGGTATGGTGTACGCAACGCCGCCATCGTAGAGCGTTGCGCGGATAACCGGCAGCAGCTTGCTGTACTGGGTCACGTCAATCACCGGCGGTGCGTGCGAAATGTTAAAATCAAGGTCTATATCTTTGTAAACTTCACCAGCCATAAATAACCTCCTTATCATACATCCACATCGGTGATGAGGCCATATTTTACATGAAGCGTGCCAGTGTCATAGCTGCCATCGTCATAAACATGCGAGGCATATTCGATATCCTGCGTGATGCCTTTATCGTTCCAATTGGATATCGCGAAACCTTCATACGCCTGGACGTATGTCTCGGCATTGATATTTGAACCAGACTCTATTGTCAAACCGGAAGTTATTGACCCCTGAACTTCCAAATTGCCTGTCGTATACACTGTATAGTCCGAGGATGAAATGCTAAGTCCACCAACATTTATTGTGCCGCTCGAAATGTTTGAACCGACTATGTCTATGGCATTAAGTGTGCCTGAAGTAATGCTGTTAGCACTTAAGTTTTTAACATTTATTTGTGAAGCGTCCAGCGTGCCCGTCGTGATATAATCCGCATTTATTTTACCATCCGCTGTTATTGCCGTGCCAAAAGGCCCGTTGTAGCCAGTGGACGAATATCCAAGCCCTTCCTTATTCCAGCGCCAGACGTGCCCCTCATTCTCTTTTATAGTGGGAGTATCCATAATCAAAATTTCGTCAGGCGCGTTATCACCGTCGCTGTCGTGCAGTACAACATAGCCACCCAGATTGCCGGTTATCTGTTTTGTAGCGGACTCAATTTGCGTTTGCAACGAGCTTTTAACCGAGTTTATGGTGTTGTTGAGTTCAATCTCAACAGCTTCGGCTTTGGTATCGTCTGTGTACTTGGACGCAAGCACCCAGTCAGAAGCAGAGTATGCGCCCGTTTTGGCTTTTGCGACTTGACAGCGCAGGATGTCTCCATCGCTCCCCTGCACCCACAAATCGCCTTGGTCGTAGGGTGGTGTAGGCGTGGAGAAAAAGACGCGCCGCTTATTGTCGGCAGTATCTTGTGCGGTTGCAGCATCAGCAAGCGCTTGCGTTACATCCTTGTCTGTGATTTTGGCCCACGAGTAGGTAGTGCCGGATTTTAAGAAGCGGTATGCATAGCCGGTAGACGTATCATAAAAGACATCGCCAAGATGATTGTCTTTGGTTGCATCGTCCGTCCAGTCGGATGCGGGGACATTGCTTGTAGTAGGCGCGTAAGCATAAAACCAGTTGGTGGTATTTCCATCAATCTGCGTTTGTAGGTTGTCGATATCCTTGTTGAGCGCAGTAACGGCATTGGCAAGATTTTTTGCCGCCGTGTTTGCCGCGTCTTGCGCTGCGTTGAGCGCCTCTTGCGCGGTAGTGTCATCGGTATACTTGGACGCAAGCACCCAGTCAGAAGCAGAGTATGCGCCGCCCGTCGCCTTGGCCGTCTGGCAGCGCAAAATATCGCCATTTTCGCCTTGTACCCATAGGTCTCCTTTGTCATAAGGCGGGATTGGCGTCGAGTAGAACACGCGCCGCTTATTGTCGGCGGTGTCCTGCGCTGCTGCTGCGTCCGCGAGGGCCTTTGTCACGTCGGTATCCACAATCCGCGTCCACTGATAAGTACCGTCGGAAAGCATAAACCGATAGGCGTAACCGGTGTTTGTGTTATAAAACAAATCGCCCAAATGCACGTTCTTGTCATTGTCACTTGTCCAGCCGGACGCAGGCAGATTGTCAAGAGCGGGTACATAGGCATAAAACCATGTAGCTATGTTGCCGTCCACTTGGCTTTGCAAATTTTCAATGTCGCTATTAAGCTCTGTAACAGCTTTTGCGAGGTTTTCAGCTGATGTGTTTGCAGCTTTTTGCGCTTCCTTTTTGGCCTGCGCGGCAGCTTCTATAACCTTTTTAAGCGTTTCCATTTGCTCTAAGCGCTGTGATGTAACATAGTCTTTTTGCGCATTGCCAAGCACAAGATTGTCGTACTTGTCCGTGAGCACATTAAACGTGGTCTCAACCACCTGCGCAAGAGCCACAACATTCATCTGAGAGAACGAAACGGACACTGTATCACATAAATAGCAGCTTTCAAGCAGCACGAGGTCTTTGTACTCCATGCTCTGCGAAAGCTGTGCGAAATTTATATCAATGCTCACATCCGGCACGCCTATCTCGTTATCCTCAAGATATTGCTGCGCCACGGCCAAAAGCTGCGCTTTGGTGGGGATTTCTCCGTAAGCAAGCTCTGTATCCTTTGTGGGTGTTTCGCCCTCGTCCAGCTCTGTGAAATAGCTTGTCAGGTCAACCGGCAAATAGTGCTCGAAACTGAACGTGCCCTCCGCTTTGAGAATGCATCCGTCAAGCTCGACGTAATTATCATTGCTTTGGTCGTAGTAGTATGGATAAATGCCGGTGTAAACCTCTGCGCAGTTTGCCTCTTGTTTAAAATCCGTCATGTTTTTGCCGTAGCGGATAACAAGGCCGCGATTTGCGCCTCGCGCGGTTCGGTATTTGACCGTGTAATTATCCCACTCCAAATCACCGACTCCAACTTTTTCCACAAGAGCGCCAATTACCGCGCGGCAGGATACCGGGGTAGTATTTTCGTAGTCAAAAGTCGCTCCTACATCCGTCCAAAATGTAAACGGGTTGTCCCGCCAATAGAAAGCGTGGCTTGCAATTCGTACTCGCCGTTACGTTTTTCGGTCACAGTGCAGGTCATGGGGTCAAGCCTGCCTATGCCGTTTGTGTCAAAAGTGGTATCTGTGGATGAAAATAAGATAGGTTTCATAATGTCCACCACCTCGGTATAATACTCACTGATGTAATGCCCCCTGACCACCCTACAACATTGTTGCCGGGACTCAAAACGGGGTAATCCAGCGCAGTAACGATGCTGTTCAGATTCAGCGCGCTTTTGTAGGCAGTTTCAAGCTCACAGTCAAGCGTTGCATAACTGTTAAAATCCGCTTCAAAGCCCATTGCAGCGCCCGCAACAGTCAAGATAGACGCGCCGCTGCCATAAACGGTTATCAGCGGTTTGGCGTCAAATTTTGTCGGGTTGCGTATCGTGGTGCCGCTTGTGGTAATCGTTATGGCTCTTTCGCCCGTTTTGAGGTATCTCTGCGGTTTGCAGTCCAGCACAACGGTAAACGGCGCAGCGTGCCCCAGACGGATATCATTGTCCGGGGAGTTGGCAACAAAAACCATGCGGTAAATATCCGGCTCATACTCTGTTTCAAGCCGCAAATAGTCCACATTTCCGTTAAAAAACTCAGCGGCTTTTACAAGGGCCTCGCCCGCATGGTCTTTTTGCAGCACAAAGCAGCGTGCAGTGCCCGTGCAATTTGTATAGCTGCCATCCCAAAACTTCACATCGCCATTTTTTCCCGGAACATGCTGCGTGGTAACATTGGGTTCGGGGGATGTGAATTTGATAGGCTCTTGCAGATAAACGCCATAGTCCGCGCTGCACTTCCCGTCCAGCCAAAACTTGTATTTAGGCAAACACCGCCACCTCCCTGTTTGAAAGCGCTTGCAGCTGGCGGCTTACCACCTTCGCAAGGCTTTCCTCGCTTGAATACTGTGCGCCGTTTATCGTAATGTTTATCTCGGTGCCTGTAGTCTTTTTGCTTTCGCTTTTGCTCTCGCTCTTGCTCTTTATGCTGTTGCTCAAAAGCTGCGAGGCGGTTGTCTCGACATCGTCGAGCTTTACGTTCTCAATAGTTATGCCAGCCGGACGAGTATCGGAATAGTTGTGCGTGCCTGTTGTCTTGCTTGTGCTCGCAGTATACGCTGCTTGCTGCGCGGCCTCCTGCGCTGCCGCTTCCTGTGCCGCCGCCTCTTGTGCCGCCAGCTCTTCCTCATACTTCTGCTGATTGGTTTTTACGCCAAACAGTTTTGCAATCCAGCCTATGGGTGTATAATTAAGAAATACATCCGCGGCCTTTTGCCCGAAAGTCAGGTTGGGGTTTGTTACGGAGCTAACGGTCTGGCCCAAAGTGGAGGATTTCCATGCGTTTTTGATTTTTTCCGCAAAGGTTTCGCCCTCTGCCGATGCCACTTTAAAGGCCGATATCAGGCCCGTAGCGGCCAGAACAAGGCCAACAGGGCCAAGCGCGCTTGCCGCCGAAGTCGCTGCGGATGCCAAGCTGCTAAAAATTCCGGTCGAACCAGAGCCGCCAATTAGACTAAGCAGTCCCGTAACGCCACCCGTTGTAACCGACGTTGTTGCTGCCGTGGTGGTCGCTGTGGTAGTCGTTGAGCCAAGCAGCACCTTGAGCACCGAGCTAAGGCTGGAACCGCTGCTTTTGACCGTTTTAATCACTGTGGAAAGCTTTTGCAGTGAAGACGTTAGCGTTTGGATGTTTTCGCTGAAACTTACAACGGTATCGATGCCGTCACCTAAACCGGACACGAAATCGCCCAGTTCAGAAACGCCGCTCAATCCAAATGCTTCACCCAGCTTGCTTATGGCACTGCCAATGCCGCCAAGGGAGCCGGAAAGGTCGCTGACGCTATCCTTTAGCTCCTCAGTGGCCTTTTTTGCCTCGTCCGTTTCATCCTTGTAATCTTCGAGTGCTTCTTTGGCGCTGTCGAGTTCGCTCTCAGCCTTTTCCAGTTCACTGACGTACTCTTGCGTAATCTCGCTGTCGTAGCCAGTGGCCTGCGCAGATTCAAGGAATAGCTGCTTTAGCTTGTCAACCTTGGTTTGCGCCGTGGTGACTTCGTTCTCATAATACGCAAGCTTTGTTGCCGCAAGCTCGCTTTCATCGCCAGTAAAGGTGTAAGCATCGCCAAGGGCTTTAAGACTTGCAGCGGCCTGTTCTGCCGCCGTGCCGCCCGCAAGTTCCTGCTCGTAATCTTCAATGGCCTGCTTGGCAGAATCGACCTCTTTCTCCGCGCTCTCCAGCTGTTGAAGCGTGTACTGGGCCATATCCTTGTCACCGGAGGCAAGGTAGCCCTGCAACGCGCCCGTATACTGCTGTACCTTTGTTTGCGCGTCCTCATAGGTGCTCTGCAATACGGCAAGGCGCTGCTCATGCGCCTGTTCCTCGGTGCCCTCGTACACATAAGCATCGCCCAAAGCCTTGACAGCTTCGGCAAGCTTCTCCGCGTCGGTTTTCTCTTTGGTTTTGGTGGAGGACGATTTTTTAGTGCTGCTACCGGAGCTATTAGAGCCGCTGCCTCCCCCGCTACTGATATAAGTTGATGTGGTGCTTTGGCCAAGCTTTGAAATGGCAGAATTTGAGCTGCGCAATGAGGTGGATGCAGGCGTATAGGTAAGGCTTGTTCCGGTTTTGCTTATTTCGGTCTGCGTTTGAAGCTTTTTTGCGTTTGTCTTCGCAGCTTCATTTGCTTCTATTGTTTTAAGGCGCTCTGCCGCTTGGGTGTTTCCATTTTTGGCCTGCGCCTGCAACCATGTTTTATTGTTACGGACATCATCATCATTTGTTCCTGTAACAGCGCTGCTGACCACATTTCGGATAGTTTTGCCAACGCCTGCGCCTACACTTGTTGGGGAAAAGGACGTCAACGGGGAACTTGTGTAGGCTGCATTGAGCGTGTTGTACGCCGAAATAATTTTATTTATCCATGTGATTGCCGTTTCCGCGCCGGATACAATAGAATTAAAAATACCTTGGAGGCTATTAGACCAAGCGTCCCAGTCGGTATTCTCATAAAGGTTGGTTACCGCTGTGTTCAAATCCTCAACAGCAGGCTTTGCGCTCTCGTTGATGCCCTCGGTAATTTTGCCGAGAAGTTGCTCCCAGTTATCTTTAAGGGTATCTACTTTACCGTTGAAAGTTTCGCTCTGGGCCTCCATGGCTCCATAGAACTTGCCACCCTCTTGCGCCGCCTTAATCATAGCGTTTGCAAGGTTTTCATACGTTGCATCAGCGGTTTTTACTTGTTCGACGTCCTTTTCCAGATAATCGGCAAGCAGGCCGTAAATATCAATGCCCGCATACGCAAATTGTTTAATGTCTGCGGCTGTGGCCGCGCCCGCGTTCTTTATCTGCTGCAAATTCTGCGCCATGCGCTGCAGCTCGTCGTTGCTGCCGCCAACAGCCGAAACAGCATCGCCCAAGGCGTTTATAACTTTGCGGGCATCCTCCGCGCTTTCGCCCGTGGCAATCAAATAGCGGTTTGCAGCAATAAGTCCGTCAGTATCAAATGGGGTTTTCGCGGCATCCTCCTGTATCGCCTTGATTGCCGCGTCCGCTTCTTCTGCGCTGCCTAATAGAGTGGTGAGCGCGATTTGATACTGCTCGATTTTGGCGTTGTACTCGACTCCGCTTTGCACAAAGCTCACGCCAACTTCAACAGCCTTGCTTGCGAGTTTGCTAAGCGCGTTCGATACGAGGTTAGCAACCGTGATGGATTTCGTCAGCTTGCTGCTAAAGCCGTTAACGGAGCTGCCCACGCTGTTCCCGCTCTCGTTCATTTTATCAAGCGCTGTGGCGCAGTCCTTGAACTCTTTCGCCGCGTCAGAAGCTTCTTTTTGGGCCTTTTGCAACTTTGCAGCCAGCTCTTGGCTCTCTTTGGATGCCGCCCCAGTTTTGACGGTGGACGCATTAAGAGCGCTGGAAAGCTCCTGTACTTTCCGCGCCGCCGCCGCGTTTTTCTCTCCAAGAGCCTGCAGCTGACTCCCAAGCGTCTGGCTTTGCTGCTTGGCCTGCGCAACCGCTTTTTCATATGAGGCAGTATCCAGTGTCAGCGAGGCCGAGAGTGTAAATAAATCCATGTACTTCTCACCACCTTTTTGCATAAAATAAAAGCGCCGAGTGTTAATCGGCGCTTTCTGCGGTTTCGGGGTTGTTGAGCGCGAATAGCCGGTTTAAAACGTCTGCCGCTATCTCATCGCCCGTGCGCTTTTCTTTTGGTTTCGGGCTTATCAGTTCGCTGTAGCTTATATTCAGCACCTTGCCGCCCTGCAAGCACGAATTGGCGGTATTCTCTACTACCGTTTTCAATGCTTGCGTTATATACTCTTTGTAAAGAATTTCTTCGTGTTGGCGTTTAATAATCGCCCGCACTGCATACAAAAGAGCTTTGCCGTCCAAAGGCTGCGGGCACTCGCAAATGGCAAGCGTTATCCTCTCCGCACCAGCCCAACGAGCGGTTTGAAAAAATCCCAGAATGCATCGTCCTCTACAACGTCTTTGATTTGCGCAAAGGTTTCAAGGATGTTCTGCGACTCGATTTTCTTGGCCGTTGTACGCTGCAAGGCCGCAAGCACCTCGCATACATCGTTGTAATGCTTTTCCAGCAACAACGTGATGATTTTGCTTGTGATTTCAGTGCCGTTGCGGATTATCTCAGCGTTTGTAGATGTGGCCGTGTCAAGCTTCCCTTTTTCAAGGATGCTCACAAGTTCCTCATCCGTGGCAAAGGCTGAAATATGTGTAGCGCAAACGCACATCACGCTTGCAGCGTCTTTCGTGGTCAGTTCAGAGATTTTCATAACGTTTTCCTCCTGTTATCTTTCTATCAAGCTGCCGTTCCGGTCATAACGAAGACCTCAAAGGGAACGGTGTCCTGCTCCTCGATGCTGTAATGAGCGGTGTAAGTAAACGGGAACTGGCCCTTTGCCTTGTCACCGCTTTGGAGCTGGAAACCGCCGGTGTTCATTGCGTGCATCATATGGATGGCAACAAAGCCGCCGTTGGTATCGTCGTTCACATCGGAATAGTCACCCACCCACCAAACGTCTTTAAAGTCTTTGTCTACGTCAAAATCATTGCGCGGCACGAGTTTGGTTGTTTCCTTGGAGTCCTCGTCAGCTGTGCCAATAAGCCCCATAGCGAGAGCCTTTGTCACAGTTACAAAAGTACCGGACATGGAAATGTCCCAGTTGTCATGCTTTTTCAGCTCCATGGTGTTTTTGGGGCAGTTGTCGATATCTTCGCCAAAATCAGTGCTGTTATGGGTTGCGGTAAACTGCACGCCGCCAGAAGTAGCGCCCATAATACTTGCAAGAATATCAGCCGCAGTGGATGTGCCGGGAGTAAAGCTGGACAGCATCACCCCGGCATTCAGCTGGATGTTTTTAAAAGCGTCCTCGGGAATTTTCGTGAATTTCATTTGTATCACCTCAATTAAAAGTAAGGTATTCTGCTATTACGTTGATATATCGTTGTTTGACGCTGTTGTCCCCCGTGTTGACGGCCTGAGAGAACGGTTCGCCGCGCTTTAGCCAGATAATCCCATCGTCGCATTCCAAGAAAACGCCGCCCCTGCCAATAGCCGTGGACAGCTCCTTTGCCTTGGCGTTCGGGACGGCTTCACTCTCGGTGTGAAACCACATATTGACGGTGAGCACAACGGCAGAATCGTTAAACGAACTCGTTTTCAGCTCATAGGTCAGATAGGGCAGAACAACATCATCCGGCACAGCAGAAGCCGGATATGCGTCCATAAATCGCGAGAAAAATTGCTGTAATGCTGCTCCGCTTGTCATGATGTCGGCAGGCTCCATTCCTCGGCGAGCGCCTGCGTGAACTGAAAAGAGGCCACGCTTGGGGTATCGCCGTCTTTGGATTTGGTTGTGATGCGGAAAATCGTCCCATCATCCAGCCGCTTGATAACGTCGTGGAAATCGAGGGGAACGGTCTTTTCGGTTGTCACCGTGTAGACGCTGGAAACGCCCTCTTTCTCCGCAACGCGGGCTTGCAGGCTGCTGTCCTTGATGATTGCAGCGCGGAATGTATCCGTTCCCGGCACCCATTCCGTTGTCAAGCCGCCCTCACCATCGGGAACATGCTTCTTCTCCACAAAGACGCAATCGCGCATAAAGTACTCGTACAGCGCCATTACAACCGCCTCCATTTCGTCAGCCGCTTTGCAAAGACGCTTTGCCACGTTACCGCGCCGCCCGTCTCCTCGTCGGTCGCTTTGGTGTAATTGTACCCGCCAAAGCTCTCACTCTGGTAGGGGCCTGCTACCGTTTCGCCGTTCTTCTCCTGCCATGCGGCAATATCATCCGCGAGGGTGATAACGGCTTTAGGTATGGCAAGCGCATACACCGTGCCCGTGAACGTTTCGTCGGTCAAGTCCGTTGCAGGATACTGGTGCAGGCCGTCATTGAATACGGAGCCGCATATGCGGAAATACTGGCCGGAAAGCAAAAAAGGCAGTGTAATGCTGCCGTCCGCGATGGTATACTCGCCATCTTCATACGCCGCAACAAACCAGTTGTTGATGTGACGCAGAACTTCTTCAAGCATTTACACTGCCTCCTTTATTACTGCCAGAATGTCAGCCTTTAACATAGAGCTGCTAACCCCACTAATGCCGTTTTCCTCGGCATACGCCAAAAGCTGTGCCTTTGTCATACTGTCGAGGTCAACGGTATCTTGTGCGGAGGCTGTACTCAGCAGCTCATTTAACCCCCCGTGCTCGCGGAGCCGATGGTCGCAACGACAACACCGTCAAGCTTCTCCGCAAACAGCTCCATACCGTTCACAACGGTATCGGAAGCGGTCAGGTTGGTATAATCGGATGTCTCATGGATGCCGATATAACCCGTGCTGTCGGAAGTGAAGCTGAACGCCTCGTTGAGGTCTGCGCCGTTGACGGGGATGTAATACAACACGATGTTGCTCTTGGCCGTGGCGTAAATCTTGCCCTTGGGGACAGAGCTGTTGAGGATAACGGTGCCGAGGCCGAGGAAGTTCTCAATGTAGGACATCCCGAACGCGGTCTGCATCGTGATGTTGGCGGTTGCCAGATAATCGGCAACGTCCAGCGGGTTCATAAAGTAAACCGCGCTGATTTCGTCGTCCTCAAACAGCACCTGGAGCTGGCCCCATGTCTGCGCTAAGGCGGCTTGGAAAGTCGTGCCGGTCGCAGTGCCTGTGCCCGTGGCAAGAAAGGTAAAGAAGTCCTTGCGGATGCCTTTCTGCACGTCTTTCAGCATTTCCTCGGTGGTCATATCGACCGCCTGCTCATAGCCGCGCTCGGTGATAGCCTCCGCGCTGGTGGCCTTGCGCCATTTCTTCAAGGTGATTTCCTTGTAGGTGACGGCCTCGGTGGTGTACTTAGAGAGCGGAATGGTTTCGCCCTCGCCAACAGTGCCGTCCTCAAGAGTGCCGGAGGCTTTGTAGGTTTTCAGTACAGTACCCGCCTGCTTCGGGATTTTGCGGGTTACGCCGAGAGCCTCTACCAGCTTCTTGATGGAATAGCCGAACATTTCAACAAATTCAACCTCGCGCACGCGGGCAAGGTCGCTCTTGGTAATCAGATTGGCGTCTGCCATAGTTAATTATCTCCTTTCGGAGCGGTGAACAAATCCATGTTCTCCGCGATTGCTTTCCGGCGCTCTGTGCGGTCGGAAATTTTCATAATATCGTCCTTGGTAAGCTTGCCGCCAACATTCTGCGGGGGATGGTCAACGGTAGCGGTTTCTGTCCGCGTCTTTGTGATAAAGGCGCTGTACTGCTCTTTTACGTCAGCCATTACCTTGTCTGCGTCTGCAAGCTTGCCGTCCTTGTCCAGCTTTGCTGCGCCCTGCGCGAGAAGCACATTCGCAACAGTTTCGATGTACTTGTCATTCACGCCGCCGTCTTTGAGTGCTTTCTTTAGTACGGCTGCGGTCGCGCTCTTGTCTTTTTCGGCCTGCAAAGCGGTAAGTTTGGTGTTTGCATCCTCATACTTTGCCTTGTAATCCTCCTGCTTGAGGGTTGCAAGCTCCTGCTCCATCGGCTTTAAACGGGTCACTTCGGCCTGCGCTGTTTCCAGCTCGTCCTTTACCGGGTCAATGATGCCGTGATGCAAGTCCATGAGGGATTTCAAAACCTCGTCCGTTGCTTCGGGGAGGATTGCTCGGAGTGCTTTCCGATTAAAAGATTCAGCCATTTTATAGCTCCTTTCCGCTTGCGTGCGGGATGTATAGCGGGCACAATGCACTGCGCCCTAAACGATTGAACAGCGGAGAGGAATCGAACCTCTTGCAGGTCGGAGGATGGAGCCTGCACAAACCATACCGCCGCATATAATGCCCTGCCAGAATCGCACTGGGGCTGCATACGCATAGGGAGAAAGAACAAAGACCCATCCGTATACAGAGCCGCTTCTTATGGGCGCGGCTTATGGGGATAGAAAAAGGAGAGCAAGCAATGCCTACGAGAAGATGTTGGAGCCTCCGGCGCGAATTGAACGCGCAACCTGCCGATTACAAGACGGCGGCTCTACCTGTTAAGCTACAGAGGCATAAAATGGACTGAGGCCCCACCGTTCCCTCTCAGCCCGCGCAGGGCCATTTCCGAAAACGCCCTGTTCCCACATTGCGCGTCTATCCGCGCTGTCACCGTTGCTTCGAGTCTTGGTTAGCTCGCCCCTTGCCGGGGCAGGCCCCCGCCGGTAGGACTTTCGCCCTCGTACTCAAACCGGCTTTGGGATTTGGAGCGGTGCGCTGTCCTCTTCGGCAGCAGAAAAGGGTCTTTTGTGCCAAGGCCCCGTTCTATCTATGGCTACACCGCATATATATGGAAAGGGCAGATTTGGGTATCTGCCCTTAACCTTTGATGTTTTTCTCAAAAATCGCTTGATATGTGGCGATGTGGTCTGCGACCGATGGCTTTATAAAAGGCTGTGGCTTTTGCCCGTGCGTCATGCAGAAAATCATGTTGCCGTTTTTGTCCAGTTTGCCCGTCGGATATACCCAAGGTGTCGGCCTGCCGTTCCCGTTCGTTGCATATTTGCCAGTCCCCATCTCCACATAAGTTGAGTATTCAGTTGCCGTGCCAACGGTCATTGTATTGCCGTCAACAGTATGCGTGATGCTGTTGCGGAGATTCCCGGTGTCCACAGGACAAAGGTCTTTTGCAAAGCCCTCGGCCATTAGACCGCACTGTTCCAGCGTTTGAGCCTTTGCCATGTTTAGCTGCGTGAGAATCGCGCTGCTGTTGTCATTCAGCGTAATGTTGAAATCACTGTGAGCCATTCGCCCGCTCCTGCCTTTCCTTGACCCATTCCTCCCAGTCCGAGTAGGTCATAGCTTCGACCAAAACATTCTCGTCTGTAACGGGGTCGTATACGCGCATCATGCGCGGTTCCTGCTCGATTCCATCGGGTGGCTCGGCACGCATACTGCATCGGCAGTTGTAGATGTTGCCCGCGCTCCCGCTTGGGTCTCCCGGATACATAAGCGGCTCACCGCCAACGGAAAAGGCTTCGTCCCAGTTCACAACTTGGCCGTCCGCTGCTCCGTGGTCGTGGCGTGTGCGCATATCCTTTGTAGCAATCCAACGCTTTTTGACCGCGATACCGCTGTCCGCTGCGGCCTTGTACCCTGCCTGCCGCCCGCTGTTCTGCGCCGCCGTCATAGCCGTGCGCGACGCCCTAACCGCGCTTGTGCGCGTCATGGTATCTATGCGCTGCATCAAATCGTCAGCCATGTGCCCTATGCTCTGGCCTTGTAGGATGGAGCTTGTCACCTGCGAGGTGATTTGCCGCTTGCCATACGCGAGGTCAAAGCCGCGCTGCACTGCCCGCTCCTTGGGGTAGTACGGCATAACGTCCGGCTGCTCTACAACCAGACGCTTGACCGTTTGCTCGTCGTACAGCGTAAAATCGACTGCGCCATAACCCAGCCGCTCTATGCTGTACACGGAATAATTGCGGTTGGTATTGTAGACGCGAGGGGTCGTTTCGTTGATATAAGCCGCCGCTATTTCGTCAGCATCAACCACGCGCTGCGCCACTGTGTCACGGAGTTCAGCAAAGCGCTGGCCCCTTGCGATTTGTGCAAGCCGCCAGTTTTTGTATTGCCTTTTCGTGATTTTGCCAGATTCAAGCTCCTTTTGCATGGCTGCATCGCGCTTGGCAAACTGCTCGAAATACGCCTTGACGGTTTTAGTCAGCTCCGCGCTGGCCTCGCCATACATGCGGATAATGCGCCGCTCTAAGGCCGCGACCTGTTCATCTGTCCACTTCGCCGCTTCGTCGGTCATTACTCATTGCCGCCCTCCTGCTGCTTGTTTGTAGGCTCCTGTTGCGCTGCGTTAAACCGCTCCAAGTCCTCGGCAGACAAGCGTTCAAGAATGCCCGCGACTTCATCCGGGGTTATCCACGGGATGTGATTCAGCGCAGCGTCCGCGTCGATTACGCCTGCGGCCTTTGCGTTTATCACCATGTCCGTTTGCTCTTGATAGTTGGACAGCCTGTTGCGCTTGAATAGAGGGGTGGCTTCTTTCTTGTCCACGCCCTGCAACGCCAAGAGCTGCTGCACAAGCGAAATGATTTGATACTCGAAATCGTCTGCCTGCTCGTCCACAGCCTGATAAGCCGCGTCTATATGGTCGTTCGTTGCGCTCGCCGCTATGGTATGCACGTCAAGCCCGCCAAAATCCTCGTATATCTGGCTGCGGAGGCTCGTTAGGAGCTGCTGCCGTGCCTGATACGGAACTTCCTGCGTATACGGTGTAATCTTGCCCTGCTCGGTGGTATCGGCCTCGACGATATGATTCATTTTGATTTTATTCAAAAACTCGCTGAGGTCTTTATCCGTCGAGCCGCCATAGTTCTCCACAATCCAGTAGATTTGCGTGCAGTCCTGCAAATCGTTCGCAAAGCCGCTCATTACAAGGTCGTATGCGTCAATCGTGGCCTGCACGCCTACCAGAGTGGATTGCTTCAAGCGCGAACCATAGAGCGGGACAACAGGCAATGCGCTGTAATTGTCCGCGCATATCACTTCATCGTCCACGCCCTTGACTGTATAGGCAATCTCCCGGTTGTACGCTTGCTTCTCCTGCTCGATTTGCAGCGTGTTCCCGCTGCCGATGGTGCTGTACTTGGTATAGCCGTCAACCTCGTACAATATCGCCTGCATGGGCTTGTCAGGGGCCAGCCGCCAGTACCGGATGCCCGCGCCCAGCGTGCCGTTGTGCTCGTCCCAAAGTGGCGCGAACTCCGGCAGCTTGAACAGCTCTATATGGTCGCTGGCCCAGAAGCAGAAAGAAAGGCCGTGGATAAGCGCAAAATACCCTGCGTCCTTTATGCGCTTGTCTGCCTCCACGCCCAGCATCGCCTTGATGCGGTCTGTATCCTTGCCCTTTTCGCCGAATTGCAAGCCGTTGCCGAGGCTGTATGTCACACGCTGCGTGTTCAGCCGCGCATAGAAGTTGGAGCAGATTTCGTTCCTGCTCCCTGTAACGACGGAGCCGCGCCTGTACGCTTCGCCCAGCAGCCGGTTAAACTTTCGGATGCCAACATTGCGCTGCCGGTCGTACTCATCCGCTGTATGCGCCATCCGCACGGCTGGGCTTGACTGGTGCTCACTGATAAGGCGGGACAGGAACTCCGTCTTGTCCGTTGCCGCTTGAAAATCTTGGAATGTCAGCACTTTGCCAGCCTCCTATACACAAATGTTGCAATCAAAAAGTATAATGGCGGGATTTGGGCATAGATTGCATGGATTGTTGTTGCAATCTCTACTCTCCCGGCCTGCGCCATATACACTCAGTGCTATAGCGTATACCGTCGATGTGGTGGTTGTTATAATCAGGGTATCCCGGCATGGGTTCGCCGTTCTTGTCCGCCTCGTACTCATACTCCAAAAACTCTTTGAGGGTGTCTGGGCAGCGCACGGGGTCTATCACAATAGCGGTAAGCCCTTGTAGCCATTTCGTGCCAGTCTCAACGCTTCCCGGCCCTTTTATGGCGG